TTTATTGGACTAATATCAAAAATATTGAGCAACCAAAAGATTTGGGATTACTCTTAGAAGACTTACATTGCAAGGAATATGATGATTCTTTAGTTTTAAGAGGAAAGGGTCTAAATAAGTTAGATAGAAAAAGAAATAGAGCAATAGATATAAATTCTGATAAGTGTCCTACAATTATGAAAAGTCAAGAAAAAAAACCGACAGATTCTATTGTCTTTAAACAAGATGGGATTTATAGATATCCAACAAGGAGAGAGTGCGAATTGATGCAGAATTTACCAATCGGTTATACTAAATCAATTAGTTATAGAATGGCAACTGGTGTCATAGGAAATGGATGGAATGTAAACACAATAACCCATATATATAAAGGATTAATCTAAGTAACAATTCTTATTAGATTATAATGATTGATTAAATACAATACATGTATAATGAAAGAAAATGAACTACGCATTAGCTAAAGACTAATGTGTTTCGGGTTTCATAGAGTTTGCTTTATCACTAAAGTCTTATTTACCCTCCACCTTTGTAATGGCAAGTCCCTTACCATATATTTATTTAATTAGGACTAACACATCCAGTTAAGGTAGGCATCCATTGACATATATATATTAGTAAGTCTACCTTCCCTATTGACATTTTGGACTTTATTTGTATATTTATCTATGCCTTACATCACATCGGCTGAAGACCAATGTGTTTTACGACATAATTTTATAAAAAAGGTAGCGAAGTTACAAACTTAGATAGAAATAATCTTCGAAGGGTCTTAATTATTGGACAGACTGTTGGATTAGACATGGATCTTGCGAACAGTAGTAAAGTAAGAGTAGTTGGACAAACACCTAAGAGGCTCTATACAACCGTAACAGTTGATGGTGAATACTGTTGGGAAGTAATGACTTATAGACTAACTAGTTTATAGCTAATACTTGATACAACTTAATAACGCATTTAATCTATAACAAATAAATAAAAATATGAAAAAAACTATTGAAGATTTAAACAAAGGTTTAGAAGACAAAGATTATAGACAAGGTTGGGTTGCAAATATAGCAATGGCTCAAATAGATAGTGAGCGTTGGTATAGAGAAAAAAATAATAAAGTAGGTAAATACCTAAACTATACAGACCGACTTGCTATTGCCAATTTAGGTGCTGAACACTTTCTTGATTTATTAGCAAAATAAATATAATTAAAATATGATATTTAAAAATTTTTTTAATAAGTACATCGGAAAGACTCAATATGATGTTACAGTGACGAATGTGGCTGGTCAAATTGAACACTACTTAGTTAGTTCTAAAAAGATTTGGTTATTCTAGTAGAAGAGATAAATACATCATCATATTGGTCTGTATCTAAAATAGAGAAGTCTAGAAAGTTGAAATTCAAATATGATGGTCCTATAAAACACCAAGCACTACATTTTGGACTAGAAGGAGTGACAGAGGATCATGACATAGATGGAAATAGTCTTAGTTTTTTAAAAATTGACTCAAGCCTTACTAATGTTAAAAGAACTTTCAGTTAAAATAATATGTATGTTAAAGTTATCACAAAAAAAGTTATAAAATAATAGTAGTTCAAATAAACAGTTGTATATTTGCCTAATATAAATATAAAAAAAGGTAAAAATGAGTAAAACAGAAAAAGTAAAAATTATGAAAACAAATCCAGAATTAGAGCAAGCAATTGATTTTACCAGAGTTCAATTAGCAAAAAACCATGATGCAATGAACAAATTCCCACTAGCTGGGAGAGAGATGGCTCATAATGCAACAGGGCATGGTGCTAAAAATATCTTATTTTTTAATTTTACGAGAGATAATAAAAAATGGGTATGTGCAGTGCATGATGGTGAAAAGTTTGAATCAAATAAAGATATTATACGATCTTTACACTTCAATAAAACAGGTGGGAATGGAGTACAAGGCAGTGGTGGTAAAACAGCTATGTTCCTTCTTGATGATATTAAAAATTGTGAGTATATGATACACTCAAAGATTGGTAATGGAACTAAGGCATCTACGTTCTCAATATCAAGAGATGGTGCTAAAGATGGTCTACTTATTGAAGACAAATCTAATGAATGGAATGGATTCTTACAAGGTTTATTAAACAAGGGTAGCACAAAAGCAGATTATATAGATCTTTATAACAAAAACAATGTTATATACCTATACAGATGTGATGATGCCTACTATGGTGGTAATAATAATATTACTAAGACCAAAAACATAAACACAATGATGGCTATTTCTAGTAGTATATTAGAAATGACAAAGGGAATTAATGGACAACCCCCATCTCTTAATATTAAGTACATAAGAGAAAGCACATATGATGATAAAACTGGACTTAGGACTAAGCACAGTATTCCTTTAAAAAATATAAGTTTATGGGATGATTTTATGATTAAGGAATTTGAGACTAAGGTAAAGAATGTTAAAATCCCTAATCCATTTGATAGTTCTAAACCTTTGAAATTAAGTGCTACAATAAAATTAAAAATCTTTCCTAACTTTATTTATGATAATAATGTCAAGCCTGGTCTTATGAGTAAGAATAGAGTTATTTCTAATAAAAAGCCAATATATAACAACGAAGCCATCGGATGTATAAGTGATTATAATTCTATTGGTTTAAGTGTATACCAGAACGGTAAGCTTTCTGAGAAGAATTCATCTAGAGTTAATCTTGATCCCATTTTTGTAGGATCACAGCTAATGGCAAGGCATTATATAGAAGCTCTAGGAGTATCTAGACCAAGTATTTCTAAGAAGTGGAAAGTAAATAAAGATAAAATAGCAGAGTATTTAGGTGATGCTAGTAAAGTAATAAATCAATTAAATACTGATGATGTTAAACACTGGACACCTAATACTAATATTGAGATTAGAATAGATGGTGTTGAAACACCGCACCAATTAGGATCTGTTGATAACTTTTTTTATACACTTGATCCCTCATTGATAAAAGAAGTTGTAATGAAACTTTTAAATGAGGCAAAAATACAAAGATCACAGCCTTTAGTAGATTATGACAAATACATCAAAGAATATATCAATGATGATGAGGAAGTGTCTTTGCTAGGCTATAATAAGAAAATAGCTAAAAACACACCTAGAGTGACTGCTATATTAACTACCGAAGCTATGTCTGATATTAAAAATGGCAAGTTAGAAGGCATTAAGGTCAGAGGTAATAAATTGATTGAAATACCTGTTGATATGTCTAAGCCATTGAGTGTTAGGTTGTACAATGATAATGTTCAAGTAACAGACAAAAACGTAAAATCTAGATTTGAAGGCTTGACTATCAATCATAGTGAATACACTAATAAAGAAGGAATCTATAATATACAAACTAGTGACTATTTCCACTATGACGTTAACGATAATAAGGTAACACACGATGTTAAATCTAACATAAGAAGTAAAGATTATTTCCCCAAGCAATCAAACGAAGTGTATATAGATAATGTTGCTTATAAATTAGGATTTGATATTGGCATTGTCATACCAGAAATCAAAGAACATACGAAGAAAAAACCATTTCCTAGAAAGAAAACTAAAAGCAAAACTGAAAAAGATATCTATTTCAAATCGGCTGATAATAAAGTTCTATTAGTTAAATGGTGTTATAAAACCAGTAAGGTTTTATTGAATGAAAAAAATTCTGAAATAAGACAATTTGCAGAGAACCTTCAATCTAATACAGTGTTATTTTCAGACGTATATGATCAGATAAATGAATTTGGACATAACATATATGTAGAAAAAAGATTGGAGGATTATGCTATAAGGATTGAAGGCAATCCTAAATTTACAGATGATTTTGCGGATGGCTATCAATGGTTTTTAAATGAAAAAGTAGTACAGTTCTTGGAATCTTCACCAGATGTTAAAAAATTAAAAAAAGGACATCATGCACATTTGAGTGCTACTGCCGAAGATAAAGTTGAAGATAGCAATAAATCTAATAAAAAGTCTGAGACTAGTTTAGCGTAATATTAATCTAAATCAAAAAAGGGATCTCTAATTAGAGATCCCTTTTTTTGTTATAGGAAACTTATAGATTCGTATATATACTTTATGGAAATAAATAAGGTATATAATGAAAATTGTTTAGATACTATGAAAAGGATGTCTGATAATTTTATAGATTTAACTGTCACATCACCACCATATGACGACTTAAGAAAGTACAATGGATATTCTTTTGAATTTGAAAAAATAGCAAAAGAGTTATACCGTATAACTAAGAAAGGTGGTGTTCTTGTTTGGGTTGTTGGTGATCAAACTACTAAAGGCAGTGAGAGTGGCACATCTTTTAAACAAGCTCTTTATTTTAAAGAAATAGGCTTTAATCTACACGACACTATGATTTATAAAAAAACTAAATACATACCATTAACACATAATAGATATGAGCAAGAGTTTGAATATATGTTTATATTTAGCAAAGGAAAGGTAAAAACATTTAATCCTATAATGGTTGAATGTAAGCACAAAGGAAAGAAAACAACTGGTAGAACATTCTATCAAAAAAACAATCAAAATGTACCTACAAGTGATAATACTAAAAATCCTGTATCTGATTATAAACAGAGAGGCAATGTTTGGGACATAACAACAAATAATAAGGTTAAGGGACATCCAGCACAATTTCCAGAGTCATTAGCTAATGATCATATTATATCATGGTGTAATGAAGGTGATATAGTATATGATTCTTTTTGTGGAAGTGGAACAACACCAAAAATGGCATTGATTAATAAAAGAAATTTTATAGCTAGTGAACTTTCAGATGAATATTGTGATATTTCAAATAATAGATTAAAGGAAATTCTGTAATAATATAAAAATATTATATGAAATCAAAAAAACGTATTGATAAAAATGGTAATATTATATGGGAATTGCCAAATGGAGACTTACATCGTGAGGATGGTCCAGCAGTTGTGTCAGTGTATGGAGATTATAAAGGTTGGTATCTAAATGGTAAACGCCATAGAGAAGATGGTCCAGCAGTTACCTTTGGTAATTATATAAATGACTGGTATATAAACGGTATTAAACTATCAGAAGCAGTGTATAAAATGAGGATAAGAGATATTAAACTAAAGATGTTAAATATATGG